CCAGAAAAAATACAAATAATAATAGACGCTAAACATAGTTATTTAATAGGAAAACACGGTCCAACTATTAAATATACAAAAGAAGACGGATCACTAGGCTTTTATGGAGTAAAAAAAGATATTGACATAGCTAAGCTTAAAGCCGGTCACTACAAATTAGATGAATTAATAGAAACAAAGGAGGAAAACAGTAAGCTATTAGGGAATTTTCAAGAACAGCCAGTGTATTTAAAAAAAGGGAAATATGGTTACTTCTTAGAATGCGGAGAGCTACGTAAATCTCTCAACACCGTTAAAATAAATGTACCTATTAAAGAAATTAAGCTAGAAGACGCAATAACTATATTAAGCGAACGCGTTAACGAAGGCAACAGCCTAGTTCGCAAAATATCAAATGACTTAGCAATTAGAAAAGGAAAATATGGCGACTATATATTTTATAAGACAGAAACTATGAAAAAACCGCAATTTTTAAAATTGAACGAATTTAATGATGACTATGTAACTTGCTCATTAGACTTTTTGAAGTCGTGGATTAAAGAAAAATACGGGCTATAGTTATTCTACTTTATTAGCTTTATTAGATGCCCAATAATTCTCTCCATAACTAGTAAAAAATTCCTCACCACTTGCTATATCTTTTGTAGCATACATTGTTATATTATTATCATCTTTTGACACTACCCAACTGCAATTTTTTTTAGTATCTGAATGATTTATTAAACCGCAATAGCCTAGAGCTAGCAAGCTGTCATTATTAGTTTTGTTGTTTGGAGTAAAAAAATAAGTGTGTAATACATTGTTTTTATCTACAGTAGAAGCATTCATCTTTAGCGTAGGGCAAACTTCTATAACATCATCTTTTTTATAATTTTTTTTGGCAAAAAGCCCGCGTTCTCCTCTTCCTAAATTTTGTGCTTGTGTTATAGTATAATCAAGGCTATTGCTAACGCTGTTAATGTTAGTATCTTTTTCAAGCTCAGCAATAGTAGTCATATTAGATAAGCCTTCAGACCCTTGTTCTAGATTGTGGTTTATAACCGAAAAAATGATTATAATGAGTATTAAAGCAGGTATTACTACTTTAGCATTTTTTCTTATAAAAGCAAAACGTTTATGTTTCATATATATATGTTTAATTATATTAATTTAACACAAAACATAAATTCTTATTATTATTATTATTACTAAAAACTAAAATATTACTAAAACAAAAAATAATAATATTATTTTATAATAAATGTGGAGAGCTTTGGCTATTGTTAGCGCAATTATGTTGGTTTTAGACTTTACTTATTTATATTTATTCAGAGATTTTATGCTACCACTACTTAAAAAAGTGCAAAAAGCAGACGTTAAAATTAATATACTTCCGGCAATAGCATGCTATTTATTATTGGTTAGTGGTCTATATTATTTTATAATAAGAAAAAAAGCGCCCATTAAAGATGCTATTTTATTAGGCCTACTTATATATGGTGTTTATGAAACAACAAATTATGCTTTTTTCAAAGATTGGTCGCCATTATTAGTATTAGTAGACACAGTGTGGGGTGGTATTTTACTCGGCACTACAACATTTTTATATTATAAAATAGCTTAAAGCTAAATAATTTAGCTCGCGCTAAGATTTGCTCGCAATGCGGCTTCAATCCAATGAGTAGAAGTAACAGAAGTATAACTAATTCTACTACTAGCACTAGCACTAGCACTAGCATTAGCACTAGCATTAGCACTAGCATTAGCATTATTCCTATTTTGTGCCGGATTATTTTCATTCCACGAATCATAATTAGCATTAATATAATCATTAACATTAGCAATTGTTGAATTAGTAATACTATTACTATTTACAGGATAAGCGTCAGCATTTATAGGAACACCACTAATATCATTAACTCGCTCATAATGTCTTACTAAAGCGCTGCTAATATTTTGGGATAGATTATTATTCCAAATTTCTCTAACACTCGTAGATGCTTGTAGTTCAGAATTATGTATATTATATAGTCGTTGCAGTCCATTTGCTAATCTTAAATAAGTATGCTCATCAATGTTCGAAGAAATAGTATCTAAATCATCAATCATAGTATGCATAGTTGATAAGAATTCTTGATTTTGTGGTGCGTTAATGCTATGACCCGTCATATTATGTTAGTATAATGATTAATGTTTTCATAAAAAATATAGTTATCAATTTTTTTTAGCATTCTTTTAAATCATTTTTAATATATATTTAGAAAAATATATATTAGTTTTAAGAACTAAAATATATGCGTTTTTTCAACTATATCTCTCAAACTAAATTGTTTGTTAGTCTTATATTGAGCAGAAATTATAATTCTGTTACTCGTGTATTGCCTTCAAAATATTATTCTATAAAAACTATAAAACAATATTACTATAATAATAATATTTATTATGACTTATACAATGATTTTTGTAATTGTAGTGAAGAATGCAATATAAATAGTTTTAGTAAATTTAATAATTTTAATAATTTAAATTATACTAAATATAATAGTCTTACTGCAGAACACATATTTCCTCAATCATTTACAAAATATTACAGCAAGGCGAATAAAGATATGCACAATATATATTTAACAAATTATTATACAAACAATTTGCGTAGTAATAAAAAATTCTCTCATAGTGGCGATATAATAGCAAGTCAAAGATTTTATGTTCCGTGTAATTATTCTCGCGGAACAATTGCCAGATCACTTGCTTATATGAAATATAGTTATCCGTTATTAAATCTCTCAAATGTTATAGACACTAACATAATATTAGCTTGGAATGAGTTATATCCACCAACAGAACTTGAATTAAAAAAAAACAATATTATATTTAAGTATCAAGGCAACAAAAATATATTTATTGATGATTATAAAAAACTGACTGCATTTATTAACAATAATTTTGAGTTATAATACTTGTCAGATTAAATATAGCTCCACTTATTCTATTATTGTTAAAATAGTAATATTTTTGATGTTTTTATCTTCTTCTTTTAATAGATTTTCTTCTTTTCATAGATTTTCTTCTTTTAGAGCTAGATGTTTGTATAGTCGAATTATGTATATTATATAGTCGTTGCAGTCCATTTGCTAACCTTAAATAAGTAACCTCATCAATAGCGGAAGAAATAGTATCTAAATCATCAATCATAGTATGCATTGTCGATAAGAATTCTTGATTAGTATCACTATTAGGTGTATGACCAGTCATATTATGTTAGTATAGATGCCTCTTTTGATATTTGAGAGAATATTCATAATTTAGTAATTTCTAATAGCCATTCATATATAGCATTATTTTGTTTTTTAGTTTCACAATATTTTGTTCTATATTCTATTACTTTTTCTTTATTATTTTCAAACCATATTTTATTTTTTTCTAATTTTTTTTCCTTATTGTTTCCATAATAATTTTTTTGTTGTTCTAAAATAATATCTTTTTTTTTATTATATAATATTGCGTTTTGTTTCTTTATTTGTTCTTTGTTATCTTGTCTATATTCTAAATCTGTTCTTCCTGCTATTTTATTATTTACACAATTATTATTTTTTTGATACTCACCTTCTTTTTTTAATAATTGTTGTTTATTATTACAAGCGTATTCTTCAACTAATTCTATTTTATAATCTTCACATTCTAATATTAAGTAAGAATAACAATATTTTTTTGTTTTATCTTTATTAAATTTAATATATGTTTTAAAATTTTTTAAGTGTTCTGCTAATCTTTGAGAGAGTGTTTGAGTAGTAGAACCATAATAAACTAAATTTTTAGATGGCGACCACAATTTATAAATTTTGCTTTTTTGATAATCGGGCATATTATAAGGTTTTATGTTTTTATGTTTTTAATTCAATTTTTTATAAATTTTTTATAAATTTTTTTTGATATTTGAGAGAATATTCATAAAATTAATCTGATATTGATTGCTCGACTGGTCTAGTCCAAAATCCACCATTTGCTTGTGGTGTAATAACAATTTCCTCATCTATTGATGGTAAATCAATAGGTATTAATTTATCTCCCTTAACTTTTGCTAATGTCGATGAACTCTCAATCAATTTTGTATATATATTATAACTTTTTTCTAAATAATCTTTACTGGGTATCGGGCGATTATTTTTATCTAAACTTAATGTTTTATATATATCTATTGAAAGTAGGTAATAATCACGCTGACTAATCATATCATTTTCTAACCTTTTCTGTATTCCAAAAAATAATTCAATTGAACCAATTATTCCACAAGTTAAAGCAATTAAAGAATTTGTTAAACTGATCGCTCCCTGTGTTGCGTATGGTTGTAATCCAACGGCTATAATACTATTTGCACCATTTAGTATTATTACTGGAAGTCTATAATACTTTAAAGTAGATTTCAATTCAAAATATCTTTGCTTATGTAATTTGCTTAACAGCACACAATTTATTCTTATATTATCTAATACTTTATCAATATCCTCGCTCCAATCTGTCATTTATATAATACATTATTATTTTATTCTTTATAAAAATTGAAATATTATATAAAACAATGTTGTTTGTAATATATAATAAACGCATATAAAATGCTAAGTCATAATACATATCCATGTATTACATTGATTTATGGACCAATGTTTTCTGGTAAAACTACAAAATTAATTGAACTTTATAAAGAAACGCTAACCAAAAATAAAAATTGTATTGCTATTAATTATGAGTTAGATACACGCTATGGTAAAAATAAAATTATTTCACATGATGGATTGGCCATTGATTGTTATAGTATTACAAATTTAGATGATTTTATTAAAAATAGTCATACAAAAGAAGTAATTGCTAACGCAGATTATATTTTTATAAATGAAGCCCAGTTTTTTGAAACAATATTTGAAAGTGTATTATATTTAAATGAAACATTAAAAAAGAATGTTATATTATGTGGACTAGATTTAGACTATAAGCGAGAAAAATTCGGCTCTATGATGAATTTGGTTTCAAGCGCTACAAAAGTATATGCGCTTAAAGGGACATGTAAGCTTTGTGCAGGCGCCTCACAATTTAGCCATAGAACTGTTGCTAATAGCTTGCAAATATTAATTGGCTACAGTCAATATATTCCATTATGTGAGAAATGTTATGTTAGTGAAAATGGAATGTAAAAACAATATAAATTTGTGCTTAAGTCTTTATATTGTTTTTTTATATATTTGAGCTCTTTATATTGTTTTTTTATATATTATATTGCTTTATATCCTTTTTTATATATATTAGCTCTTTATATTCTTTTTTTATATTTTAAAAGGCGTTCTTACATCATAATTGTTCATTTCATTGCGTAATTGATTAATTTCCAACGATAAAGAAACATTATAATTGTGAAAATCGACTAACATGCCATTATGATATCTAAATTTCAGTTTAAACTTAGCAATCTTATCGATTGGAGGTTGATAATAACTAACATTTTCAAAATACCCATCATTTACTAAATGTTTGTTATCTTGAAACAAATAAATAGGAATTTTAGCAAATGACGAATTTATTATACCAGAATTAGGATTACTATAATTATAATATAAAAAAGGTTTGATTTCGTCACATTTATTGTATTTCTCTAATTCAATATATATACATTTATTATCTTCTAAATCGATCGGATTAGGTGCATCTAATTTTTGATGGGTATGAGAAATATGAGAAATATCATAAGAAGTATATTTCTTTTTTTCAAAGCCTAAAATATAACCTAAGCCCCAATTACTATGTTGAGCATATACGTCTGTTTTGTAGTTATCTTTAATACAGTTGTAATTATTGGGTAAATCAAATCTAAAATGAAATTCGGGTCTATTATTTTGAGTATATAAAAAAGTATATTTGCGATTAATTGGGTTATAACAAACATCAAAAGTAGTATGTATAGTTTTTAATTTGGTTCGTAAAGTATCTTGTAGCTGAGTGTAATTATAACAACCATCTTCTAAAGTAATATTATATAATGAGCCACTAAAATCAACTATCATCTTATTTGTTTGTAATTGCTCGCTTATATTATAAAAAAAATTTGGCAACATTATGTTTACTAATCGTAACGATTCAACATTATTATAATTTTGAGGACAATTTATTTCAAATTCTGAGGCGTTTGGCCAACGTTCTTTGTCGCGATCATTGCTATCAATAAATAAGATTTTTCTATCTAAAACAAAATTATGCTTTATTTTTACTAATGGATTATTACTATTCATAATTATATATTTAATAATATATTTTATTAATATAGTTTTTTATTAATAAAATATAGTTTTTTTGACTATTTAATATATATATATAAATTAATATGTCATCGCAATCTAAAGGAAAATTAAATGCCTCTATGATTATAGACAAACAAGGTATTTTCGGTTTTGGTTTATCACATAATAATAATTTAGATTTTATGATAATTGTTGTTCTTGCAGGTATGGGGATTATTATAAAATTATTTTTTCCAGAAAAATTCTCAAGGTTAGGAAATACAGGACCTGCAACATCTACAATCTGGGGTTACGGATTAACTGCAATAGCACTAAGTATTATGTTATTTATGGGAATATATGTTAGTAAAAATATATTCGAAAAAAATGGAAATTTTGTTGAAATGTTGTTTTCTAATGTGTCGCCAATATTTTTTACATTGTTAATAATAATGTATGCTATATTTTTGAACTTCCAATATTTTAAAAGAATAAATTCTAATAGAGTAACAAATGAATATCACACTTATTCATTTATGTCCTCAGTATTAACAATAATACAAATAGGTCTGGTAACAACATATTTATTTTATTATTTATCAAATACAGATAAAGAAGGCGGCGCAGATTTTAATAATATGAAAATAGAATTATCAAAAAATGCTGTATATATTTTATCTATTATTAACTTTCTATTTTTAATGATGATAAATATAAGCTTGCAGTTTTTCTCAACAGATGAAACACCTATTATTAAATAAGCTTAATAAGCTAAATAAGCTTAATAAGCTAAATAAACTCAACAAACTTATTCACCTTTATAAATTTAAAAGTTAAGCCTATAGAGTCTTTAGACTCCCAAATACCAGAGATTTTTATTATAAATGTTCTGTTATTTAGGTGTTTCAAATAGTTATAGCTATTTATATTTTCATTATCGTCACTTAATGAAAATTTAAAAAATTGGTTTTCATATATTTCTTTTAGCTTGTATAATTTATTTTTAGAGTCTACAATTAAATTCAATATATGATCCTCTAATTCTATAAGCTTGCTAAATACACTATTATTAAGTGTGGTTCTATCAAATTTGATTTTGTCATTTTCAAAAGACAAATTATTTAGTTCAAATAATAAAAATATACTTGTTAACGATACAATGTGCGTAGAGTAAAGTAACTTATAAAAATAATTATATTGAACGGCGCTATTTTTAATAGGCTCATTTAATATTATATATTCATAATTTAGATCTTGCAGATTTTCAGAAATCATTGTTATAAACTATATTGCTTGCTAATATATATCTAATTAATTTTAATATATTATGTTAAATATAATGTTAAACAAATAAATATATAAATTTATAGTTATAGATTTATAAATAAATAACTATAAATATGAATTTAAAGAAAAATTATAATGAAATCATTAATGAAAACAGCACCTATACTTTTAATAAAGATTTATTACAATTGCTAAAGAGGGATGATGACTTGCTAAAGAAGGATGATGACTTACCAAATAATGACTTGCTAAATGATGATGACTTGCTAAATGATGACATACTAAATAATAACTTTATAAATTATATTTTTTATGGACCACCGTGTTCTTATAAATATAAGAATGCATTAAAACTATTGCAACATTTCAGTCCAAGTAATTTAAAATATGAGAAAAAATTACATATTAATCTAACTAAATCAGAATTCTATATTAAAATTAGCGATATTCATTATGAGATTGATGTAGAAAACTTTATATATAATAGTAAGTCACTATGGAATGAAATATATAATATTATATATAATTCTATAGCTTCTTCGCCCATTAAAAAAGGATATATTGTTTTTCGCAACTTTGATAAAATTAATTATGACTTGTTAGATTTACTATATAATTATATGCAAAAAGAGCTGTTTTCTACTTTAAATATTAAATACATTATTATTACAGAATGCGTGAGCTTTATACCTATGAAAATCATAAATATATGTAAAATTATTAATTTCGCAAAATTAAGCAAAAAAAATATATACTGTTTATGTAATAAACAAAATAAGCAATTTTTTAAAAAACTAACTGTTACTAGTAACAGTAACAGTAACGACACGCTAGCGCCCTCAAATGTGGAATCCATTTATAATAAAGTAAATAATCCTAATATTTTTACACACTTAGACATTTCAAATAATATAAAATATATTGAGCAACATATTGCAATATGCAATACTTTTATTAGTTTAATAATTTCTAATAATTACAATATTAGTAATATTAGAACCTTATTATATGACATTTTAATAAATCATTTAAATAGTCACGAGTGTTTCTTTTATATAATACAGTCCTTAATTATTAATAAGTTAATAAACAGCAATAAAATAAGCGACCTTATTTTTAATAGCATATTTTTTTTAAAAAATTACAACAATAATTATAGACCTATTTTTCATTTAGAAAGTTTTACATTATACTTAATAGAGTTAATAAATGAAAATAAGTGAGGCGCTAACCATATTAAATATTACAAATTATAGTATTCACACTATTCATAATATTAGTTTAAATGAATTGAAAAAATATTATCATATTCAGTGCATTATTTATCATCCAGATAAAAATAATAGAGATGAAGATGCCACATTGCTATTTCAAAATATTAATTGTGCTTACACCACTTTAAAAGAACTTATTACTAGTTATAGCGAAAATAGCGAAAATAGCGAAAATAGCGAAAATAGCGAAAATAGCGAAAATAGCGAAAATAGCGAAAATAATACTAACGATGATTTACTAGTGCTATTTTTTAATTTCATAATAAATTTTTATTCTAATAGCGACAATGTTGCTAATTTTAAACAAGATATAAATAATTTCAAAATAAAAGCACATATTCATATTAAAGCATTATTAACAAACTTATTTGAATATTTTTCAATAGCTATTTTAGAAGACCTTTATCACTATTTAGTGCACTATAAAAAAAATCAAAATGACAATACAAATGGTGAAAATGACAACACAAACATTTATAATGCAGTTATTGAAATCATAAAAACCATTTTAGAAGAAAAATTAGAAGATCATAGCATCTATATATTAACTCCTAATCTATTAAATCTATTAAATAGCGAAATTTATAAATTGGAAATAAATGAGGCACTTGTTTATATTCCATTATGGCACAATGAAATGAAATTTGAAAATAATATTATCAAAATCGAGCCATTATTAGACGACACTATTACTATTGATGAAGACAATAATATTCATTACACTTATTATAATAAATATAGCAACATTATAGATTTAGTCAATGCTAAGTCTAATATATTTATCGACTTAGCAGACCAGACTATTGAAATAAATATTAGTGACTTAAAATTTTCGCCTTATCAAATTTATAATGTAAAGCATAAAGGAATACCAAAAATAAACACACTCAATATTTTAGATAATACACATAAAGCCGACATATATTTTCATATACATTTGTCGTAATTTCTATTGCTATTTTTATAAGTATATAAAATTATACTTATAAAAAAAAAATAGTTTTGCTAACAAAAATGCTGTTTTTTGTTTGTTTTTTAAATAGTTAAATAGTTAAATAGTTAAATAGTTAATTCTTCTTAACAATACGCTTCTTCTTAGGAGCGTCTTCTACATCTACTTGCTTTACTACTTCTTCCTTAACTTCTTCCTTAACTTCTTCCTTAACTTCTTCCTTAACTTCTTCCTTA